TCGCGGCGGGTCCAAAGGATTTCACAAGATACACTGCATTTACCATCATTCTATGCGCATTAGCTGTAAGAACGTCAATTCCCGACATGAATTGCACGCATCCGCACGGCATGGCTATCCCTACCTTGGCTGCTCCCCTAACAGCGCCCCCTAGCGCAAGGCTATTGAAGGTAGCATCATTGGTTAGTGTCGTCATGATGAATTCCAGCCCAACGTAGGACTCAACGACATTCATGGTCTTGCAGCGTCTTCCAATGCCTGTACAACGTAGTACTCAATTTGTGCATCGAAATCATGCCGGGTCTTTTCCATGCCTGGAGTGAAGTAGGGTTTTGGGCTCTGATACACGGTTCCCATTTCAGGAAAAATGCTGTGAGCGGCTGCCATGGCTACATCGGCTTCTAGGGCATCGTTGGGAGCGGGGATTTCATCAAGGGCGTGTTCACTGCTTTTATACGTGCTAAACCGCTGCGACTTGGCATATGCACTATCTCTCATTTCTCCCGATCGGACTTGATCATTCGCTTCGATTTGCTGCTGAACATTGCCTACTGCGATCTCCGCAGTGTTGTCCACAGCCCTCTCAGCGCCTTCTTGGAGTGCCAATGCTAGTGCCTCCCAGTGGTTAAATCCTTCGCTCATCCTAGTCCTCCAAGTCTTCCGGCGGTGTCAACACCGTCATAGCCTCGACACCAGCGCATCCACCGTCATCTATGAGGTACAGGGGTGATTCATCGCTACGCTGCTTCAAGGTGCTATTCACCAGTGCGCACACCACCTTTAGAAGGCGCGTCGTCTGCCGATAGTCCTCCCAGCTTTTTGCTAAAGGTGGCAAGGGCTTCTCTTCAGCGCCAATTTGTACCCACTGAGATAGGGCAGCTTTCTTTGTCATGATGATCCCTTTGCTAGGTGCTCCAAACTATGAATTTCGATGTTTGTCTGTGCTTCTTCAGGTAGTACAACAAGACTAATGTCATGCGTACGGTTTTTGTACTTGACGCGCATTGATGCATCGATAACAATGGGACGGTACCTAATGTAGAATATTGTCAATTTTGTCGGATACACTTGGTCCGCTTGGATAACCTTGTCTGTACGCCGCGATACAATGGATGAAATGTGTGCCCACGTCTTGATATAGTCCACCCAGTCATCGATGATGGTTCCCACAGGGTCCTTGGCCCCTATGTTTTTCTGGATCACGATGCGCTTGTCATAGAAGCCAGCGGGTATTGCTGTCTCGGACTTGGCAGGGAATGTCTTTGGCATCTATGACCCTCGCTAAACTAGTAAACAAGAAACGTGTTAAGGCTAGGGATGCCAGCACATAGCGAAGGCCCCAAAGCATTTGGCATCATAACCGTTGCGTTCGTGGTAACCCACTGAAAAGCCATGATCGGAGCGCAGCCCCCAAGATTGGGCATCATACTTGTATAGCCGCTATAGGGATAGCACTTATTGATATCAGGGTATACAGTAGTCTGTGGTACCTGATAATCCTGTGTGTCTCTCTTGCGCTTACAATGTTGGCATTGCATCCTGTAAACCCCCTACAGCGACCATACGCGTTTTCGTGCAAACTTCATATCGATTTCAATGGGTGGATCTTGTCCTTCCCGATTGAGATACCAGAAACCAATGAGACTCAACATGTTCCGTCGAATATCAAATGGTATAGCGGTATATCCAGAAACATACGTGATACGGTATCTTGACGCTGCCACTACAAAGAACAAGTACAGCTTATTTGGATCACTCACGGTATCGATGCGATAGTTGTCATGCCCGCTAGCGTCAATTGGATTGATCGTTGTCCACTCAGGGACCTCCATGCGTGTAAGCTGATACTCCAATGTTGTCAGGGATTGCAGTGGCCCCATCGGGAGCGCAAAGCTAACCAATGCATTCCCAAAGAGTGGGACACCGGGTCTTTCTGCGAGCTGCCAAGAGTCAATAGGAACGTCAACGGGACCTGAGAGAAGACCAGTGGGCACGGGATCGGGCTCGATGATAACCTGGAGAGTCTGGGTTGCCAATGACCGTTGCAGGATGTTCTCAGCATAGCGACGTGCATCGATGATAAGTTCAGCGATCGTTTCATCGTCCTCATCGAAATCAACGCGTAGCCATTTCTTTGCCTCAGAGAGCGATATAGGCTCTGCTGAAACTGGTGTGAGAACTGTATACCCTACGGTCATGTAGCTTCCCTTGCCTCTCTAGGGGCGTCTGTGATAGGTCCCTGGTGCTTTGTCGTCTTCGTCATTGGCTACCGATGTACTCCCCAGGATACCCGTGGCTCCTGCGTGTGTTGCCACATAATCGCTGGTCCCGTCAGTGAATACCTGGAGATTGACACGTGCATCGGATGTGTCACCCCATACCTTCACGACCACCGCTGGCCTCGCTTCTCCGGGGTATGCACCATCGGGAAGAACATAGAGAACCATGTCCCCAACTTGTGGCGCTGCAGTGCTCGCGGCCTTCCTAATAGGAGCCTTATCCTCATCGGTCTTCTTTTCGATGTCCGGGGCCACTGCTGGCTCAAGGTCATTCTGCGTGTTCTGTGGTTTGTCTGGCATCACTTTCCTCGCTGTCCTGGTACCTCCCAAAGAAATAGCTGGGAGGTACCACTATAGGCAACAACTACAAGAGTCAGTCAGGGAGATGGCTCCACGTATGCGGTGCAGGCGTCGCACTAAAAGGAACATTCTCCAGATCCGCAGTAGAATTAGCACCACCAAGCACGTGCAAGGTTGCCGTGCGCTTGCCGCCATCTTCCTTGATGTCTTTGACAAGGGCAGTGTGTTTCGTTAAGGCACTATCGGTATAGTGAACCTGATCGTTTACCTTTGTCGTCTTCTTGTTGCTGTGTTCTGTAGTCATGTGTTTGTTTTACCCCCGTGGGGCCTCTCCAAGGAGAAGAAGAGAGCCCCGTATGCTATGCGGTCACAACTAGATTAGTTAGGACTGCCCGTTGGCAGATTATGGGCACCACCGACGATCCAGAAAAAGCCATAGATCGCGCCTGTTGTGGTCCCTGAAACCGTTGATACCGCTCTGACATAGCGTTGAATACCAAGGTACCCAACCTTCTGTAGTGCGTTCTGTTGTCCTGTCCCTGCAATCGTGGTAAACGCGCCTTGCAAGTACACCGCAGCCACATCGGTCCACGTTGAGTTATCAGGGCTATCCTGGAGCTTCCAGGCATGCGAACCATCAGTCCACGCGCCCACTGACAAGACCCCTACAAGGGCATCAGAGCCTCCCTCGTAGGCCATGCGGTCAATGCCACCAGAGTTAGCCGACGCCGTACGCGCAGCAGGATTGAGGTCAGGTACTACTCCAATTCTGTTGTACAGATCGTGAATTGCCATGTTCTTATTCCTCCTTTCCTGCTCTTAAGGCTTAATGGGGAGGGGTTTAAGGCCCCTCGCTCTATCTAACATGTTAATTCCCTCCATAATGGGAAGTGATGTTCTAACACTGTTTTAGTTCCCTTTGAACTATTGCATGTACCGCAAACTGGAACGATGTTTTCTATCCAGTTTGATCCACCACGCGCCAAAGGTGTCATGTGATCCGCCGTCAGTTTGTCGCACTTCTCTTGGCAGTCATAGCAACGCCCATCGGATGCTTGGCAAAGTTCCATGAAATCCTTGAATGACCACGTTCCCCCTGCCTGTGCTTCCCTTGCCCTCCGTGTGTGGTTTTGCCGATTCCCTAAAGCTTTAGCCTGCTCTGGATGGTCTTTTCTCCACTGGCTATTCCTTGCTTTCAGTGCCGCGCTGTTACTTTGAAAGTAGTTTGCATGATAGTCTTTCCGCGCTTTCACTTTCTCCGGTGGATCGTTTTTCATCTTTTCCCTTTGGCGTTTGCTAGTCTCCTTGACCGTTTGTCGATACCGTTCGGGATGCCTTTCTGTGTACGCCTTGGTATAGTCAATGCATTTATCCCGATTTTTTACTTGCCATGCAGGCAACCTTGCCGCATTGTTAGCTCTTCTAACTTTATCTGCGCAGGGCTCACAACGCTTGCGCATGGGGTTGTTAGCAATAACTTCAATCCCACACTCCTGACAGCTAATAACTGTTACTTTGACGCCTTTCATTGTATGACCTCCTTGTTATCTACTTAACTATTCTTTTTGAACAGCCCGAAAACGGTTAGAGACCATACATTTAACTTTATGGTTTCACCTTGAGAAGCTTGATACATTCTGCAAGTTTTACAGTACCACCGAACCTGTAGTAGCCAATGTAGCCAACTGCATTGTTCTCCGCATATCGCTCTTGTAACACTTGGATACTGACTTGCTTACGAATGACGATCTGATAGCCCTTCTTGAAATTGCCGAATGCGATGGCATAAGCATTCGCCGCAAGCTGTGGCATGTCCGGCGCAATCACGATGGGATACCCGAAGATCGAGTCGTTGGGTAACTGTGTACCGAACGGGACCCACAATGGGCGTCCTGCGCTATCAGTCATTTGCTGGATGAGGCCAATGGTTTCATTGGTCATGATAAAGATGCTACCTGGGAGATACCCCGGCTTCATTGAGCGAATGAGCTTGACTAGGGAAGCATAGTCCAGTGCAAGGCTATTCGTGGTAACGGTGATTTGCGTCAAGCCTCCGCCAGGGGTACCCGAGGCAGTAACACCGCTATCATTCAAGAAGCCAAGAGCCTTGCCAGCGCCATCACCATTGATGTATTCAGCGCCTTCAAGCTTTGCAAACTGCTCTGCGAACTCATCCATGATGAATTGACCAAGGTCAAGCGATACATCATCAAGGTCTGTCCGCGATACCAATGCGAGCGCAGCGGCCTCATAAGGGAATACATTCACAAGCCCGAACTTCGGGTTTTGCCCTTCAGTACGTGTGCCTTGCTCCGCAATCCTATAAGCCGATGCCGTCTGTGTTCTCTTTGGGATCGAGATGTATGGGTGTGTTGTGTTCCTGACATCGCAATATTTCTGAATTTGGGATATCTGAACAATCGCCTTGATGAGATCATTGACGTACTCCCCGACGGTAAGAAAGCCGCCAGTGGTACCGTCTGCCTGGTACAAGGTCTTCTGCTCTGCCCCACCACTTGAGATCCCAGCTTCAGCGTCCCACTTGACATACTTGCGCTCTTCTTCGTTGAGCTTGGCAGGACCTCCTAGCCTCAGTGCTTTGTTGAAAGCAGCTTTGCTCTTCTGCGCAATGTCCTCTTGTTGATCGGAAAGCTTTGGTTGTGCGAGCTTGGTAAGCAGATCGTCAATGGTCTGCTTTTGCTCTTTCAAAGCATCCTGCATCTTTTCGATGACTTGCTTTGTTTCCGCTGGGATATCAGGGTTTTCTTTGAGTCCCTTGACCTCGGTGCGTATCTCTCCAAGATTTTCGTCGAGATACTTCGTAAACTGATGGAATGTGCTATTCTGTTCGTCGGCAGCATTCCTTAGTGCTGTACTCACGTTCTTTTACTTTCCCTTTGAACTAACTTTTGCTTCTAACCACGCTTGTAACTGTGCAAGATCGTAGTTCGCAGTGGGTTGTTCATCCGGCTGCTCTTGTGTGAGTGCTGCCTTGTCTGCTCGCGGCTCACGACTGCTCTTGCCTGTACGTGCTGCATTGCCTTCCTCTGCCACATCAGCGTTTTCACCGTAGGCTACATGACCGATGACTGCGGAAAGGTCGTCTGCAACGGAATTGATGGTCTTCATGGCGAGCCTATGCGACTTAATCATGGATTTGTGCTGCTCTGCCAAGCTATCGAGGGTGTCAACGTGTGCCGCGATCTGGTCGGAGGTACTCTTTGACACCTTTGCGCCTTTCTTGCGCTCTTGCTGAAGTTGATCGATGTAGAACTTAAAATCTGGCATATCTGACCTGCTCGCATAGGAATAGCCATAGCTCGATGTCCCAGAGGACTGCATTTGAGCGGCGAGATATTCAGAGAGGTCAGCGTCTATCCCACGCTGTACCCATGCAAGCAATGCTGGCCCGAATTGGTCAAGAGCTATCGTCGCATCCTTGAGCGGCTCATCGCCTTGTGTGAAGGCATCAATGAGTGCATATTTGAGGCTGCAAGCTAAGTCGTACCAATCCTCCAGAACGTCGCGTGCCATTGCGTCGGCATAGCGAGAGTCAAAGTCTTTTTCTTCATTGGTATCATTGGATTTAACTTGTGTAACTTGAGCCAGATCATTTGAGGCGAAAAGCTCAGTGATAACAGAACACTCGAATAATTGTATTTCAGTTAGATCGCGTATACCTGCATTATCATATGATTTCTGTATGGCCTTATACCCGATGCTGAATTCGTCTGAATAGCCCATCTTCAATCCAGAAAACACTGACAAGGCTAGAGGATTGCGGGGTATGCCTTGTTCATTCGTGGTGATATCCACTTGAGCGGTT